AAAATGCGTTTCCTGTAATGTTTGAGTTGGAATCACGCAAAACAACAGAACTTGCACCACTTGATGCCGTTACGCCTGTACCGCCATTAGCAACAGCCAATGTGCCAGCCAAGGTCACAGCGCCTGTTGTGGCAGTTGCTGGTGTTAAACCAGTTGAGCCGCCACTAAATGATGAAACAACATTGCTCAAACTTGACCAAGTTGGTACGCCACCACTTAAAGTCAAATATTGACCATTTGTGCCAGCCGCCAAGAATGTCGTTGCGCCAACACCAGATTGGTAAGGAAGTGAGCCAGAAGCACCGCCAGAAAGGTTTGTAGCGGTCGTTGCTGACCCTGCGCTACCGCCAATAGACAAACCGCTTGCAGTACCCGTTAAACCCGTTCCAGCGCCATTAAATGTGGTTGCTGTGATGGTTGTGCCAGTAATTGCACCCGCTGTCGTGCCGCCAATCGTGACACCATTTAATGTACCCCCAGTAATTGCCACACTCGTAGCATTTTGGGTTGACATTGTTCCCAAGCCTGAGACTTGAGTGTTTGCAATCGCAATATCTGTTGCCGCCAAAACAGTCAGTTGACCTTGTGCGTTGACCGTAGCTGTCAGGGTCTTAGAAGCAGAGCCGTAAGCGCCAGCAGAAACACCTGTATTGGTGATGCTGAACTGATATGAACTTAGGGTCAGACCTGTGCCAGCGGTATATGTTGCCGCTACAGAAAAGTTTGACCAGTTAACGGCAGTTGTGCCAAGAGTTCCACCAGGTTGTGCTGCGCAATACCATGCAGAACCCGCCAAAGTGCTTCCAGACTCAACAAACACCAAAGCTGAAATTAAATCTGTCCATACATCTGCATCAGCGGATCGTGTCCAAGCTGTTGCAGAAGCCAAATAAATGCCGTTTTGTGATGCTGTGCCTTGGTTTTTAACCAAAACTCGATCACCAGCCACAACCGTGATGCCATCAAGCGTTTGTAAGCCTGACAGCGTGATGTTTGCAGTTGTAGCGCATAGGACTGGTTGTTTCCAAGAAATACCAGCCGCAAAATATTCTAAATAGGTCTTGTTGACCACATCTGTGCCATTTACAGGGGCTGTTGAGACTGTAGCAGTCGTAAAAGCCGCAGATGATGGCGTAGTCGCACCAATAGTCGTGCTATTGATGGTACTTGATGTAATGTTTAAGCCTGATTGGCTTGGGTTTACAGAAGCATAAAATGGCTGACCCTGCCCAATAAACGTGTTGAACGTGTTGTCAACATTAAACAATGCCTGTACGGGCAGAATGTTTTGAATTGTAGATTGTGCAGGATCAGACATAGCGCCTCTTAAGATTGATCAGCGGTAGCAGTCACATAAACGATGGATGGGCCAGCAGCCGATCCGATCAAACGGACGTAAAAAGGCGTTGTAGGCACAGCCAAGACAATTGGAGTTGTCATAGATGCTGGCAATACAAAATCGCCTGTAGTAGAACCGCTAACTGGAAACACAGCAGCGCCCATGTTGACATCACCAGTTTTCACAGCAACAGGAACTGATCCTGTATTCAGAAAGGAGGCGTAGTTAACTTGGTCGTTTGTGTTGTCATCAATTGGTATAGCGATTGTGGAGGTTGCCGTCACCGAAATGGCGGTTGTAACTCCAGCGGTGCGAACTACTGATGTATTAGCCATGATTAGACAACATTAGCAGGGATAGGTGAATCTTCGCAAGACTTCACGGTGATCAACATTGTGGCCGCGGCTTGAGTCACAGAAGAGCCTGTCAAGTTAAACAAACGAACAGTAACTTGGTTATCTGTGTTTGTGTAAACATTGCCAATACCAGTTCCAACAGTCATTGCGGCATCAATTTGTGCTTGAACAAAGTCTGAGGCTTTAACACCAGGAACAGAAATGTTCACTTCTGTGGTTGTTGTGGAAAAAGTTGTGCTTGGGAAAGTCACTTGCACAATGGTTTGTGCCAAGACGTTTCCACGGGAAATTGTCGTTTTTGACATGATGATTCCTTTTCAAGAATAGTTAAATTGTAACGCTAAATAAAGAAAAAGCCACCCCTTTGACAGAGTGGCTTTGTTCTGTTTTTATCCCCGATTAAAACTCGGAGAAGTCGTAACCGTAAACGAAAATGTCAACAGTACCGCCAGCGACGGCTGTGCCAACCTTTACATACAGGGTTTGTGCTGACAAGTTAGCATTCTTAGTTGCGGACACAACAGTTGAGTTGGTCACATAAGCTGAAGAAGTGTTGCCTGTCAAAGAAGCGTTTGTAACGATCTCTGTACCTGTACCAGCGGGTGCTGTCCAGATTGCCAAAGCACCGCCACTAACGTCTTTGTTAGCGTTGGTGATAGCAACATTGGTTACAGCGTAGCTGGTTGTGTTGTTAACAGGGAGAGTTACAGAAGCATCACCCGTTTGGCCGATAGGCACGGCGCTGGCGTAAGCCAACAGACGAATTGCCTGATTTGTTGCCAAATTAGATGGGTGAATCGTTGTGGTACTTGCTGGGCCTGGATTTGCCATGATAATTTCCTTAAATGAAGTTGATAACGGGGGATGTTTAGTCCCCCTTGACCATTAGGCGGCTACTCGGCAAGCGAGTTCAGGGTACAGAGGCGCCCAGCCATACAGAACGTCCAAACGTGTAGGAATGGAGTCATTGTTGATGGTGTACTGACGCACAACACGCATTGACAAACCGATTTCCTTATCGCTTGCACGACCCGCAAAATGCACACCTTCAGGCAATTCCAAATCGGCTACTGCCAATGTGAACGCATTACGGTGCATGATGATGTTCTGTGGGGAGACAGTACCAATTTTATTGAACTGAGTCACAGCGGCTGTGGCAGAGGTTGTAGGAATAGACACGTTTTGGAACTGACCCGCAGTAATTACAGCAGGGCTAACCACAACAGAGACAGAAGAACCAGAAGCAATAGCAACGGTAGACTTCACAACAAAATTGCGGAGTTTGTTTGTGCCATAAGCCTGACGATTCTGTGGGTTAACTGCGAAAACGCCATCAATCTGAATGGTGTCGCCAGCATTCAAATTCATTGTTCCCGTGTTAGCCGCTGTCAAAGTAATAGTGCTTGAAGATGCCCAACCAGAAGTCAGGAAGCCCGTTGCAGTTGTGGTAGCGACAGAAGCAGTCACAGTAGTAGTGGAGTTAGAGCCAAAGGTTTGGCTTACCACGTTCTGATCCATCTTCCAGTTCATGCCCGCAGAGTCACGGCCCATCAAACCTTTACGGTACTGATCGCCAATGGCTTCTTGAGGAACAAACAAACCCTTCAAGCTGTCCACGATTGTTGCGCTTGTGAAAGGCTCAACGATACATGAACGACGACCGTCACGGGGTGCGCCTTCAGAGTCAAGGTAAGCGCCAGCGGTCAGATATGTGATCAGACCAGTTGGGGGCGTACCAGCAGTTCCAACGATGTTGGCGGTTTGCAGAGTGGCCATAGACATACCGTCACGGTCAATCTTGTTGGCAATCGCTGCAATAGCGGGCTTCAACACACGGTCAGAGAACATATCCAAAGATAATGCTAAATCGGATGTGGTGAATTGTGTGTCAACGTGAAATTGTGTGGACAAAACAACGGGGACTGAAGTCTCGTTGAAATCTTCCACGTTCAACGCAGGGCCAGTAGTACCAATGAAACGGCCAGGTCTGCGGACATTGACTGTGTTACCAATCTTTGCACCGACAACAGCGAACTGGTCATCATAGTTGCGGTCAACTTCACTTGTGAAAGTCAACTCATTCTCTAAGACCATCAACGCTTCGTTGGTGATCTTGCTTATCGTCAATAAATTATTAGCCATTTTTAAACTCCAAAAAGATTAGGTTTACCGAATTTTTCCCGCTTTGCGTGCCAATTTCCAAGCCTGGTAGCTTCCATGCCATTCGCCATTAGCGGACATGGGTACATCAGGCTGACCTTGACCACCACGAATCGGTTGAATCGGTGCTGGTGCTTTACTTCTAACAACAGGGGCTGTCTGCTTAGTCTCAGGATTAACCTCAAACCTTGCTTCTAGTTTTCCTATCTCTCTAAGCGCGGCATTTGGACTCAAGCTGGCGATCTTTTTGGCTAGGTCATTGTTTTCAGCTAGGTGATATAAGATTTTTGGGCCTACATCACTCTCCAGAATTGCGTCACGGACTGCGTTATTCACGACAACATCACTAGACGCGACCAAATCATCAAAATCGGGCAATTCCGCTTTGGCTTCTTGAACTTTCTGCGCCCAAGATTGGATAATCTTTTGTTGCGCTTCTTGCTCTTTAGCCTGAGCTACTTGCCTATCACGTTCTGCTAACGCTCTTTCTGTTGAAAACTCGGCTAGAGCCTTCGCATACTCAAACGCATCGCTGAACTGGCTTGGTTGTGGCTCTTGGTCAACATTGATAGCTTGTGGCTGTCTCTGTTGCTCTAGTGCCGCCAAACGCTGTTCTAAGTCTACCCTTGCTTGGCGTTCCCGCTGGGCTTCTTGCCTAGCTTCTTCACGTTGCTTGGTTATTTCTGAGAACCGCTTTTCAAGTTTAGGATTTTGCTTACGCTCACCCTCTTGGTTTGCTTCCTTTTCTGCCTCTTTCGGTTCACTCTGTTCTGCCTCGGCTACTGGCTCGGGAGTTTCCTCAACCGCCTCAGTATCCGCAGGGGATTCAGCTAAACCTAA